CGTTGTTTAACAGCTTCATAGAGCTTCTTGATGGATGGTGTCTTCTTCATGAAGGAAGCTTTGAGAGCTTTACCTTGCTTGGCAGAACCACCAACAATAGAACCAATCTTAGCGTCACCTGCGCCATACAGGAAAGCGTAGATGAATGTTTTCGCATCATCACGAGTAGGCAATCCAGCCGCCTTTTGGTTGGCTGTGTGGATGTCTCCCTCTAAGATTGTTCGACCGTATTCTTTGTCTCCAAACATAGCGAGGTAGTGAGCAAGGCAACGTAGTTCCAAACCAGAAGCATCAGCACCAACAAGTACCTTACCTTCTGGGGCAGTCCAACAAGAGCGACACTCTTTACCATAAGGCGCACGTCCAGCAGGAGTCTGAGCCACGTTCGGGGTTGAGTGTGTACAGCGTCCGCTGACAGCACCGTTGGTGTTTACCCTGCCGTAGATACGACCGTTGCGCTCTAGCTTGAGCCACGCTTGCTTACCCTCAGCCACTTGACCGAGACGCTTGGATACCAACAGATATTCAAGGAGCTTCAGAGCTGACGGAGTACCAATACTTTTAAGTACAGGCTCGTCAATCTTAGGACGCTTACCCTCGAAGGCTGCTGGCTTCCATCCCTGTGCCATCAGACGTTCACAGATTTGGTCACGGCTGTTTGGGTTGAATGGAATCTCCTTGGTACGGTTTGGTCCCTTAGTGATTTCCTTAGCCTTCCAACCAGCGGCAACCAGTTCCTTCTTAGTCTTAGCTGTTGTGCCGTTCGGAGCTAACCACCAGTGACTTTTCATCTCAACCACAGCAGGACCGAAGACCTTAGATACCTCCTCGGAAATCTCAGCACGACGAACCATAAGGTCAGAGGTGAGCTTCTCAGCTACCGCTAAGTCAAAGGGGAAGCCATTGCTTTCCTGTTGTCTGATGATAGTTGCAAAGCGGTGCTCAAGGATAAGCATACGTGCATCTGGATTCTTACTTATTAGGTGGTCGTAGATACGATGAGTAACTACAGTATCCTGTTTGCAGTATTCAGCCATAGCGGGCGTGAATGTTGACCAGTCCTCGGTTTCACCGTGGGTATCTTTGAGTACACCGATACGATGTCCCCAAGCTTTAAGGCTGTGGGAACCAATCAGTGTTTTATCAAAGCCCTCACGTAGGAGGTCTTGGGCGCGAACGTCTGGGCAGATACAGCGTGCCATTACAGCAGTGTCCCAAACGGTGTGATGACTAAAGCCATACATCTTGCGTAGGGCAGGGTAGTCAAAGCCAATGGAGTTATGCCCCACAATGGCGTCAAAGGAAGCTAGAGCTTTGAGTCCATCCTGAATAGTATCTCCAGAATAAACCTTGGCTGTTCCTTCGCTATAGATAGCAAGACAGTGGACATCAGTAAGGTCGGACAGGTTAGTCCAATCGGTGATGCCATTCGTCTCAATATCAAAGAATCCTATTTTATTCATTTTTGTGTGCTTGGTATAAGTGTGGTTAGGGGGAGTAAGATACCCCGTGAGGTGTTGTTATCTCCCCCTCGCACATCCCTCTTGGTTTTCTTAAAGGGCTCAATGAGGTCTTTAAGTTCTACAAGCGGAATGAAGATGATAAGGGACTCAACAACGAAGCAGTAATAATCAGCTTCGGAACGGTCTACGCCAGAGACTTTACCTCTGGACATATACTCAACAAATACATTGCCCGTCTTCTTGGCAAGCATATCTTTTTTAATCTCTATCTTTTTTTCAGAGAGCAATGCGCCAATTTCCTTTTCAGCTACTTGTCCTAGTTCTAAGTCGTGTCGAAAGTTCGAGCAGTATTTCATATATTAGAAGGGGTTCTCGGTATAATGTTCTTCGGACATTGAGCCCGATTGGGGGTTGTAGTTAAGAGCACAAGCAATGCCTGTTTCTCCAGAGAATCTGTTCTTCAATACACGGAGTACCGTCTTGTTACGGTCTTCTGTGTCTTGTTGATTTCGTTCCAAGCCAATGACCATATCGGAGAGCTGAGCGATGCCAGCAGAGCCACGGAGTTGAGCTAGGGAAGTGGATGCACCTTCTTCGTGTCCTTTACCTTCTGGACGCTTGAGGTGGCTCACAAGGATAAGCCCAAGCTTAGTCTCTTCAACTAATGCACGGAGCTTGGTCATAGTGTTGTCAATCATGCGACGTTCATCGCCGTCACCCATACCAGACACCACAATACTAAGGTGGTCGAGTACGAGGTAGTCCACGTCTAAGACCTTAGTCATATAGCGGATGTGAGATATGAGGTTGTCGCTGTCTAGCGAGCCCCAATGGTCGTATAGAAAGCAACGTCCAGACCCTACAGTAGCTTTGAAGGCTTCGTTGTAGGGTTCGCTAGGTGTGAAGTTAGGGTCAAGATGTAGGAGTTCACCCATTTCTAGTCCAATGATGGAGTTCGCCGTCCTTTCAAGGGACTCCTCAAGTGCAACGTAGCCAACCCTGTGGTCAGAGTGTTTTAGGATGTCGTGGGCAATAACCTTACAGACGTGACTCTTACCAATACCAGACCCAGCACAGAACGTAACAATCTCTCCTTTGCGGATACCGTGGGTAAGACGGTTGAGTCCTGCAAAGGGGTAGTCAATTGCTGTGAAGTTCTTAGGTGTGGTGAGGCGTTCATATAACTCACTACCATCAATGATGTCGTCAGGCTTCCAAGGCTTAGCATCCCACATAGCACTAACAATCTCAGACCCACGTTTAGCCATAAGCATTTCGTTAGGGTCTTTCATAGGAAGTCGAGCAATCTTAGTCTTACCTGCTGGCAGTAGGTGGCATACTTCTTCAGCCGCTTTGCGTCCCTGCTCATCTTCATCGAACATAAGGACAACCTCGTCAAAGGAGTCCAGCCACTCGAATTGGTTCTTGAATATTGTCTTGGCTGATTGTGCGCCTGTGGGTAGAGAAACCGTAGGCCATTTACCCTCACCGTTCACCATCGCCACAGAAAGACAGTCTACTTCTCCCTCTGTGATAACTACCTTGCGACCACCATTAGGCCACAGGTGTTGTCCAAAGAAAGTTGAAGGCTTACCCTTGCAGGAGAACCTTTTGTCTTGGAAGCGTAGTTTCTGGGCAATTAGTTCACCCTCTAGGTTGCGGTAGTTAGCAACGTGACAAGGCTCCCCATTAACGGAAGCAACGTGGTAGCCATACTTTTTACAGATGGCGTTGGTTAATCCTCGTGCAGGGATGTCTGAAACCTGTCCAGATACAAACCCTAAAGGTACACGAGGTGAGGGAGGGGCTGTATTAGAGCCGCCTCCCTTTGGGTTGAATACACCACAGGAATAGCACTTGGTGCTTCCGTCGGTGTTGATAGTAAGTGCGTCTGTGCTGTCGCAGTCTGGGCAAGGTTGGTGTGTTTGTGCAGGTGTTAGGTTATCCATTCTTTTGGTATTGTCTTGTGAGCCCACAGGAAACCGTGCTTGTCGCACCAGTCCCCGTATGTGGTCTTGCTCTTTTTGTTTAGTGTGTTGTGTGCGTTCTGAAAGCAAAATCTTATATCCATCTCTGGGTTGCATTCTCGCACCCGTAAATGTTTGGTGCGGTCGGCGGGTAGCCAGTAACCCTTGGCTTCAATAATCACTCCGTTGGGGAGGATGAAGTCAGGGGTGTAGACACACTCTCGTGTGTATTTGAGCTTTAACGTCTCGTAGTCGAAGGGAGCCCCCACCCCTTTCAGGGTGAGAGCGAGTCTTTCTTCGAAACGGGAACGATAAGGGTTAGAAGTTGATGCCCGCGGGTTGCGCGGTTTCTTCTTCTTGGAACGCTGTATCCAAGGATTCGCCATCGTTAATGTAGCCGTTCTCTTCTTCGGTGAAGCCAAAGGAGGAACTACTGCCGTTGTTGTATTCGATTAGTTCGAGGAGTTGGACAGCCTTCAGTCGCAGGGTATAACCAAACCCCTGCAAATCAGTGTACCAAGTATAAACCTCGACGCTTAGTTTTAGTGTAGAACCACTGCCGATAGCAGGGGAAGTTGGAAGCTTCGAACCTTTCGAGTCAAAGACTGGAATGGTGAAGGTAAGCAAACCTTTCTTGGTCTGCCGTTGTGCCACTTGTTTGGCATAGATTTCGAAATCACCGTCAGGAGTGATGCGAATAGGATTGGAAGAAGACTTCTTTAGCTTCTTACCTTTTACTCGGCACTCTGCATCATACTCTCGCTCAACGATATCGGTCACTTGTTTTGTGAACGCATTAAATGCCGCCTCATCTACATGCAGTTTGCACGAGTAGACGCCGTCTTCGTTGAACTTTGTATCAGGTGTGTCGATACGTGGGTACACTGCTGTACCTTTGGGTGTTGTCAGTACTTTACTCATTATTTTATCTTTATGTTTTGGTTGTTGTTAACTCTCGGTTAGGAGAAGAAATAGGGACTTTCGAGAACCTCGCTGAGGTTCGCGTTGCCGTATTCGGGTGTGTCTGGAAATTCGATGTCAGGATGGCTCTCCTTTAAGTTGTGTCGTAAGACTTCAAGTTGGTCAACCTTAAAAACAGAATAATATTGTTCTCTGAGAATACGGCTGAGCTTGTCACAGTTGGAAGCGTGTGTTCCGTAGCTGTCGTGAATCATTGCAAAGTCGTAGATACCTTGCTTGTTACACTCGACCACAGTCTTGGTTAGACAAGCAGCATCTAGGCTGTGAACATAGTTAGGACTGATGCCTTGCTTCTGACGGCGAGGGGAGATGTCATCTGTGTCTTTGTACCACTTGATGTACGTCCCTGAGCCGTTAATCTTTGTGCTAACATTCTGTGCTGTTGTTTTCTTGTAAGATTGGAGAACAGGGAAGCCTGAAGGAGAAGTCCAACTTACAGGCTCCCCGTGTTCTGCTAGTGCTTTCGCACAGGACTGTAACCAATTCATACAGTCCTTGGGCTTTTCGAGGACTTCATTGATTGAAGACCACGTCAGCTTACTGAGGTAACCAGTGACTTTATAGCGTTCATCTTCTGTGAACGGGTTGGCGCGTCTGGTTTTACGCATTGTGTCTTGATACCATTCATCGACGTAATCCCGACAACTGTAGAATGTGCCACCATAAGGCCACACCATTGTCGGACGCTTAGCAAGCTTACGGTCGATACCGAATTGTATCCACTTATCTGCGTAGGGGTGATTGTTTGCTTTGTCTGCCTCTAACTTCTCACTGACGAGGTCAGAGACAACTCTATAAATATCTTGTGGTTCAGAATCTACCATTACGTTGGTAGCTCTTGCCCCATATTCGTCCCTCATCAACATAGAGAGAATTTGGAGTCCGTTGTTGCTGGCATCCAAGTTGACGGGGAGGTGACTTACTAGCTTACCTGTCTTCTTGTACTGCCCCCACTCATTGCACCACGCAAGGAACTGGAAGGGCTCGTCAGCGTCCATCCACTGAAGATTGGTAGTAGGACTCTCGTGGATTGCTATCGCCGTCTGAGCGAAGTCCTCAGCCCATTGTACACGGTTCTTGAGGGTAAGCTTGTCGTTACCATACGTGTTAGCGCCTTGAATGGCTAACCAACCAGCATCTGTTTCGTTTCGTATCTTCTCACCACGGTGAAACTGGAGAAGCCCACGGCTAATGTCTGGACCTTGGATAGATAGGAAGGCAGGAATGTTGTACAGGCGACCACGGAAGTCTACGTGTGACGGGTAGAAGAAGCGCTTCCCCTCTAGCTTCTTGGCTACATACAGAATCTTACTGACAAGCAGACGGCGGCTGGTATTAGATAACCTGCTGTTATAAACCTTTGCCGCCATCCGCCGCCAGAGAGTGTTGGACTCTTCGTTTTCTTTAAAGTCAACGGGGACAGGTGGGAGGTCTTCCTGTTCACGAGAAGGAAGCCCGTCCACGATGACATTATTTTCCCAACACCACTCCATCACCTTGAGGACTACTGGGTTAATAGTCCACGGGGTTTGCTGAACGAGGTTAGTTGCCTCCATTGGTTCAGGGAGAGAACCCTCGATAGACCGAAGGTAATCCATGTTATTCGTTTTAATGAATGGAACTTTAGGTAAGTAAGTATGCTGTCGGTCATACCCTCCGTCCCAGATGTTAGTCCAGCAAGCAGGAAGCTCAACGGTCGGTAACCAGAACGGTTCAATAAATTCTCTGTTGTCATTAAACTCCTCAATCCATTGTAGGGTGTCAGCAGTTGCGTTGACGTAGCGAGTAGGACGCTTACGTCTCTTCTCAAGAATGTAGGTGTATTCGATGAGGTTTGTGGATACTCGAACAAGCTCCGTCATCTGGAGTCCAAGGTTCAGTTTGTCTCGGTGAGCCCACGGCTCCCAAGCAATCATCAGTCCTTTTTCTGTCTCGTGTTTCATAGACGAACGAACGTGACGAACCTTAGCGGCTGTTCCTTTACGACGAACTGCACCAAGAAGAATGCCCTTACCTTTGGCTTCATTGTTAGCCACAAGAAACTTACAACGAAGCTCATCCTCTACACGGGCTCCAAGGAACACGGCGATTGATGATAGTGGTTTCTTCTGTGTGATGCAGTCCAACAGAACCTTGATACTGATATAGCTAAGAACCTTTGGGTCAAGGTCTTGCGAATCGACTTGAAATCTGGCTTTGTTATCAACCTTGGCTAAACCCTTCTGCCAGTCGGTGATTGCTTGGTTGAGAGCAGGAAGTCCTGCACGCATCAAGCGTTGTCCGTATGGCGTCTGTAGCTCCGCTTCACGGGACTTTGCTGACTCAACCTTGGCACGGTATCTACCTGCCCCAAGTGTGGTCATGTCTTCGTTAAGTTCGCTTTGGTTAAGTGTGGTCATATAAAAAATTTGTCAGTGATTTGTCAGTGAGGCAAGAAAAAGTTAAAGAGTAAATCGCATAAGTATTTGTTTAAAAACTCTTATATTTCAGTGTGGTTACAAGAAGAGGTGACAATAATCGCATAGGTGATGTGCATATAAATATCGTAACTTTTTTTATAACGATGTCAACGCATTGATTTACAACAACATTTTGATTTAATTGTCACCTCGCACTTGCCTCTTTTTTATCTGTTTTGACAAAGTTTGTCAGTGATTTGTCACCTTTCTTCTATTTCGTCCGCTAATTCTAAGATGGCTTCCTGAATACTACGCGAGGCAAACTCAGAGGCGTGACACAATCGAATCATCACGCGGAGTAACTCGGTTGCTGTTAGATAGTCTGAAGGTGTCTCTATTGTTATAATCTCTTCGTGTTGTTCTAATGTTAGTTTCATAATGGTGTTGGTTATCTATCTCCGTAGTGCTCCTCAAAACAGATGGGACAAAGACCTTTACGGAACACATCTGGTTTGTCACAGAAGGCACATTTCTCCTCTGGTTTGGGTAGTGGTTTGGTTAATGATTCAGGTATGCCTTTCTTTACGCCTGTGCTGTCCTCATAATAAAGAACGTCACCATCTGCATTACGCTTCCACTTTTGCCAGAAGCCGTTACTGTCTTCGTGGTAAGTTGGGCGACCCTTGGCATCACGCTCGTACCTCTCCCAGTAATCATCACAGTCCTCGAAGTAGGTCACTCTGTCATTGGCATCTTTAATCTTGATAGGGAAGCTGAAGGCAATCCCTAGTTCCTTGTATGTTTCGCTTAGTTTTTTCATAGTGTCCTATTTCCACTCCCATTCGTTACGATACTTGCGCACAACTTTGACAAGTTCGTCCCATTCTTTCCAATCGAGGGAGATTTTAGCACTGTCGTTTTGAGAGTCGTTTCCGTGTATGACAAGGAAAGAACCAGCTGCCTCATCATCGACGCCAACTTGGACGCTGTTGAAGATTGGATTCCAGTCAAGATTAGCTGACTTGATGCTTACTTTTATTGGTATTGATTTCATAGTGCTTTTAGTTTGTATTTAATTCCGTCAACCTCGATTACCTTACCTTCGCAGGTCTTAGAGGACTTTGGTGTGCCTCGTTTGTAGCCAGTGCTGTCCTCGTAGTAAGTCTCATTGCCCTTGGCATCATACTCATACTTCCACCAGTCGCCATCGCTGTCCTCGTAGTAAGATTCATCGCCATTGGCATCACGCTCACACCTACACCAGTAGCCAGTGCTGTCCTCGTAGTAGGTTTCATTTCTGTTGTCGTCTTTAATCACGATGGGGAAGCTGAACGCAATCCCTAGTTCTTTGTATGTTTCGCTTAGTGGTTTCATAATGCTTTTAGTTTGTATTTAATTCCGTCTACTTCGACAACTTTACCTTCGCATGTCTT